AGGTGGAAGTTCGTATGTATTGGACATCTGTTCTCTGATAATTTCTAGGTCTTTTTCTGCATCATCATAGATTTGTCTCCCATTCATTTCAATTCCACCAGGTAATTTAACACCTTGGAACTTAAGTAAATTTTGACCCCATTGTTTTTTAAGAAGAGCAGTAGCATATCTCTTTAAGAATGAATCATTCCATACCCTAGTATAATCATTAGGATTAAGAAGTCTAAAACACTCAAGGACTATAAACTCATCAACCTCACATGCTGACCAATCAATATCTAAATATAATCTATCTTGCCTTTGATTAAATCTAATTTGTTTTTCAGTAGTTAATAAGAAATCAATATCAGACAAATATGTCTGGGTCATTGCATAACTTAAAAGACCATTGTATCCCATATTAAAAGCAATATCATTTAAGAATAACTGATATTTAATACTAAACATATTATTGGATATTGCATTACTTCCACCAAAACGGAATATCTTTTCTACTCCAATTACTGATGGTGGAACTTGTATGTAATTGCTATTTTCATACCAACTAAAAGTTTGATCTGTTCCTGCAATATTTGATGTTGCAGTCTCTGTTGTTATTCCTGTTCTTTTCTTTCCTGTTAGTACAGAGGCTCTTCCTCTATCAATATCTGCTTGAGTTATTTGATACTTAAGATAAGTTCTAACTACACCATCAAAATGCCTTTCATGGAAATACTGAATAGCGTCGTCAATTCTATCTTCGCACTGTTCATCAGCAACATTAATCTCCAACACGGGAGCACCTAATTGCCTTAAACAATACTCTTTAAATTCAGATCTACTTGCTGGTTGTGCCATTTATACTCTACCTCTATAATATTTAGGGTGCGGAAGCAATTCCAGTATATACTAATATATTTCCGTTTACTATATTATAAATTGTTGCTCCAGAACTTACTAGAACATTGTATTCATATCTACCCTCAGATAGACTTCTTGTAGCAGTGGATCCCATTGATATATCAAATATTCCACCACCAGCACTACTAAACCCAACTGTAAAGGTTGCTGTAGGTGTAGTGGTTGCACCAACACCTGCACTTTTTTGCATCTGGGATGATCCACTCCAAACTGAAGTAGTAGTTAATCCTTGAAAATCATAAGCAACGTCAGAAGTATCAACCACATTAAATGTAGCCTTAAAATCTGCTCCCGTATAAAGTGCTAAATTAGCAGCATACGGGACTCCTGCATTTGGATCAAATGTAAGATTTTTACTTGCCATTGACTAACTCCCTTAGTAGTGATTTAATTTCACCAATTTCACCTTTTAAACTAGCAAGATCGTGTTCCATAGATTCCACTCTTTCGTTTCGTGACAATTTTGCCTTTCTACCAGCAGTATAATGAGTATAATCTAAAGAATTCACATTTATTATGGCATTTGTTTTAGGATCTCTTGCAAGATCCTGATGCCCTTCAATATTATAATGTTCCATATTATGCTAGTGCCATAACTCTTAGATCTTTCACTCTAGGAACATAACACTGATCAGAAGATATTAATAGAATTTTAATTCTATAGTATCTAAATGCTGGAAGATCATCTGCAGTAAAGGTATAATCACTAAATTGTACAGAATCACCAAAACCATATTGATTGGTTTTAGGAACAAATGAATCAGACTGACCATTATTATTAGCAGAATTGATTACTTGCCCTTTGTTATTGATGTTCTCAAATCCTGGGAAAGGAGTAAAGATTGGTTGGAAACCAGTTCTATCACCAATGGCATAGAAACATCTAATATCAGCATCAGCATGAACATGCCCACCTAATAATATCTTAATAGAAGTAGCAGCATTTTCAAGAGATATCTCCTTGGTAATATACTGACATCCTGTAGGATCTTCATTCATAGTCTTCACCCTACCATCAGTAGCATAATTACTAACAACATCATTAACTCTGTTATTTGTAAGAATGGTACTCACTCTTTGAGCATCAAGAACAGGAGATAATCTAGGATCAGTCGTTATGAGAGTTAATCTCATCTGCATAGATTTATTTCCTTCAAAATTATCTAACCTATCATCCTCATTTACCTTTGAGTAAACTGCTCTAGGACTGGTCATATAATTACTTTCACCAATAGTAACAGATTCAAATCCCTGATCAATGTAAGGAATTTCATCTCCACTTAAACTAGTAGCAGAAGTAGTTCTAATTTCTGCACCAATTGAAGTTCCTGTTACTGTCATGTTGTGACAAATAGGAGTTATGATTTGGAACTGCATGTTTTGAGTTGCCTTAACCTGATATCCTCCAGTGGTCTGAGTTTGACCCAGATATAATTTAGGGAATCCAACATCAGTGCTTCTATCTGTAGTATCATTATGTGTTATACCATCAATATTATCTTCACCTGACATGTCAAGTTTGATATTATACGAATCAAAACCAATTGATCCAGAAGTTGCTGTAGCAGTTGAAGTAGATAAACCATGAGTTCTATTAACTCTTGCTAAAGAAACTCCACTAAGTTCATACTTATTAACAGGAGTGCCAACTGCATAATTGATCTTATTACTTCCCCTATTGGCAATAGTAAGAACATTACCAGAAACGTTGTTATACTGAATAACTTCTTCTCCAATCTTAACTAATCCTATGTTAGTTGTTCCAACTCCAACATTTTCAAAATTCTCATAAACACTTCCATCATCTACAGTAAAGGAACTACTATTACCTGTATCTAAAGCAAGACTTAGTTTTGATGGTTTAACATTTCCAACAACACCAGATATCTTAACTATATTTTCAGTATCGTACATTCCATGATTCTGATGATTAACTTTAATATGTAATCCATCTGATTCATTGTCAAGTGAATTGATAGTAACATTACCACCATGACTAAAGTTTAATTCTGTAGTAACACCAGCACTATTGGTATACCTCATAGTCTTACCAGCACCAGTAGCAAAGTTGCCTTGAACATTTTCCAATGTAATTTCATTGGTCATTCCAATACCAGCAATGGTAAATTGACCATCTCTACCAACAGTTCCACTACCACCAGTAGAAAGACCAATAGTGGTAATTCCAACAACATCACCTACTTCATAACCACTTCCACCAGAAGTAACAGTACAAGCACCAACTTGACCATTCTCAATAAAGACATTACCAACAGCACCTCTTCCTTGACCTGTAACAGTTTCTAAGTTAACACCAGTAAATGTAAGATTGCCATCTAGAGGTGTATATCCAATACCTACATTAGCAATCGTAAGTGTACCTGTAGCAGAACCACCAGCACCTACTAAATTACCTGTTGCATTCGTTCCATCTTGAGAGAATGTGTTACCCAATTCATAACTATCAGCAACTGTTGTTGCAAGACCAACTCTTACCTTTTTAGAATTGATAATTAATGGATCAGGTCTAAGTGTTGGGATCTGATTATTTCCTCTTGTTAATTCTGGACTATAGAATTCTACAGTTCCATTAGGTTCAAAGTCTGCTCTATACATTGTAAACTTAAGATCTTCCCACTGACTTGGTTCCCATGTAGAAGCATTCTGCGACTTAAAGAGAGATCCCAAGTAAGGCTGGTTAGAAATAAATGTATCTGTAAGTAAATCTGTTTCACCAATTCTAGAGATATAAACACTATATTTGGTGGAGTTAGATGCTAGTGCTATGGCATATTCAGTGTTTCCACCTTCAAGATAAACTGGTGCTTTAAATTCAACAGTCGTTGCTACAGAACCATCTGAAGAAACTACAACGTCTGATGGATCTAATACAATTTCAGAGAATGGAAGAATATGTTGTGTTGGGAATCCATTCTTCATAGATCTAATCTGGAATACACAAGGTATATCCATATCATCTTTTGTTCTAAAGAAGATATCACATTTAGTTACAAAAACTCCACCAGGATCTTCAACCAAGAATGATTGTGCTAGAGGGTCATACCATCCAGTATTTGCCCTATTAGATTCTTGTCCAACAACTTGACTACCAACAACTTCTGTTCCAAGATCACTATGAACTATTTGTTCTTGGAATTCATGTCTTTGTTCAATTCTTGCATTTCTAATAGAAAGAATATTTTCCTGAACAGTTTCTAGAGTTCCAGCAGCAGTATATGTTTCATCAGTCAGTGTATTACACTTATCCTGATTATTATCTGCGTCATCAATTAAAGTAAATGTTTTAGTTCCTGTTTCAAATCTTGGGAAATTGATATTATTTGGATTAGGAATAAAGAATGAACCACCACAGAATGCGGAAACATCTGATAGAAGTTTTACATCATTAATAGTTGCAAGTGCTCCACTACTTTCTCCCTCAAGAATCATTCCACTTTGTACCCATCCATAATAAGCTCCTTGTGCTTCAGTGGATAATGAGAAAGTGTCTACATTAACTATATCCGACGTTGATGAATAAGAAGCAGGTAATGTCTGATTAGTATAAGGATTGTCTCTAAATGTCTTAGTTGGAACATTATATGGACCTTCTCTATGATTTGATTGTGCAACTCTAAATTGAATTTCAGCAATACTATCATTAGTTATTTGACTCAATCCAGTATTATTCATTCTACCCTTTACAGTTTCACCAACCTGGAATGATCCAGAAGTCATAGTTACATCAAGTAACTTCGGAACACAGAATTTAGTAACATTCTGCCCATCCATGAATCCATATAACTGAGTTAAAGGTTTAACTTTCTTAGCAGTAAATTCAATATTTCTAGATCTCATATATGGAACAAGATCTCTACTTACAACTCTATCACCCACAGAAGTTTCATCAAATGTCTCATGTACAATAGTTCTAAGACCAGATCTTTGTTGATGATCAGTTTGAGTAGTTTGTCTTAATATTTCTTGTGTCGTTGTGGTTGATGTTTCTGTTATCCACTGAGCAGGGTTGTTATCTGGTTCACCATTAATCCAACCACCTTGACCCCAAGTGTTTGAGCTACTAGTTGTAGTTTGTGCTCCATCAAATTCTACAGCAGAAGTTCCTGTCCATGTTGTTTCCCATGCATTCCAGATAACTGGACCCATACCAGTCTGAGGATCAATACCCTCATTCCTTGACAAATTATCCATTGTGGCAGCATAGTTGCCTTCAGTTTGAATAATCTTAGCATCAAGTCTTGCAGTATCTACCCATGTATCAGATGCAGGATTCAATTCCATAGTTCCTTGCCAGAAACTAATCAAGAAAGGAGTAACACTTTCAGATCTTGTAGCAAAATTCTGTTTAATCCATTCAACTTCACCATAATCCAATGTTATAACATCTTCCTGTTTTCTAACATTAACACCTTCAATAGTAGAAAATTGAAGATCGTCATTAGGATCATTACCAACAACTGGTCCAAATATACAATCAACAGAGTTTGTATAATGTCTTGGACGTAATTCTTTACGTTTTCTGTCTATACTATTGTTAATTTTAATCTTATTTTCTTGTGGTTGGAATCCAGTAAAGTTATCCACAAAGAATCCAGACTTAAACCTATTAGCACCATCTTGATCAGGAACAAAGAAGTTTGCTGTATTTGTTTCTAATAAAGAAAGAGTAGTATAATATTCTAAATTTTTAATTCTAGTATCAAGTTTCTTAATATCAGTCATCGTATATCTACGATGATTTAAGAATTGTAATGCAGCATCCTTAGTCGTATAGAGGAATGCTGGAAGACCTACACTTGCTATTTCTATTGCATCATCAACAGGAACAGGTTTCTTAGGATCTTCTGCAGGATCTCCATATTTTACTTGGAATCTTCCTTCTTTATTCAAGAATATTCTATCAATTCTTGGAAGATAGAATGAGAAATCCATAACAATGGACTCATCTGATGCTAGGATGCTAGGAGCAGAATCTCCAGATCCAGTGAAACTTCTTCCAAGGAATTCTAAAGGAGATCTATCTCCTTCAGCAACTGATGAAATTGGCACAACTCTTGGTCTTATATCAATAATATCAGCACAACTATGAGTATCAACTCTTGGAATATTAAATCCATATTTGAATTGATCATAAGAATTGATCGTTGTTATATCTCCATTATCACCAGAATCATATGAACCACTTTGGAAATATACTTTTATCTTCTTAGAAGGTGCATCAGAATCAGGTTTTCTCTTAATTATTCCATAATCATAGAAAGTTGACTCTCCACCATCAGCAAATGTATAATTTGATCCAATAGCAAAACTAGGAGAATCGAGAGTAGACACTATTGCCTGTGCTGAAGATTCTTGGAAAGTTACAGTTTCTCCTTCCTTAAATAAATTTTCATTTTTATAAAGAAAACTAATTTGAGAATCAGTTAATTTTTCTGCTACAATAGCAACAGCTTCACTATCTTGACCAATTATTTGCTCACCAATTATCAACTCATTAGTTGTTGTTGATTGAGTAACTATGGAAGAAAGATTTACTTTAGGGCAAGAAGGATCAGCACTATCTGCAGATTCAAAGACACCATGAATTGCTACAACATCAGGATTATTTAAAGATATGGTTTCATCCTGAACTCTAGTTCCATATGGATAAGAACCATATAATAATCCATCATTTAGAGTTGTTGCACCAACTCCAGCACCTCTTTGCTTAGAGTAATTAATAACTACAGATTTAACTCTATTGTTTATTTTTTGTTTTGCCTTTGGTTTTGATTTTTTAATAGTAGCAACCAAAGTTCCAGTATTATTACCTGCAGCCAATCCACGAATTTGAAGTTGTTGACTAACACTTAAATCAAATTGATCCGCAGTTAAATCATATGTAGTACCATCAGCACCTATTAAGGAATATCTCTTAGGTGTAAATGGTTGGAAAGTTTCATCTGATCCAACAGTTGGTAATGGTGTGCTTATTTGTCCATTAGCAATAGTAACATCAAACGTTTTTCTTATAACAATAGAAGCAGATGTTAAATCAACATTAGAAACATTTTTCTTTGGAAGAGGTGTATAAAGAGTATTATCAGTTGAAGAATCTAACATGCTAGTTAATATTCTCAAATCATTTACACTCTTAACACTAGTAAGAGGTAATGTTCCATCACAAATATCAGTAACAGTTGTAACTCCAACTACTTCTAAATGAGAAGATCCAACACTAACAACTCTTGCTCTTACTGGATCTTGTGATACATTTAAGTCAGTATATTGGACAAGATTACCAACAGTAGTGATTCCTGGAAAGTTTTCATTAGTACTTTGTATAACTGATTTTGCATTAAAGGTAACAACACCAACTGTTGCCACTCCAACATTAATTAAAACTGCTGGAACTACATTAGCACTAAAAGTATTAATACCAACTAAATTATCATCAGTTCCATAAACAGATTTTACATCAGATACAGAAAATTCAGTAATACCTACAGCAATTCTTCCATTATTAATACCATTAACAATAATTTGTTCATTTCTAATAAAATTACCACTTACTTCATAAACAGTTAATCCTACCCCTGCAGTAACAGAACCTTGTAAAAATCCAGTTGCACCACTTCTCTTTCCTTTAATAAACGCAGGAACAGCTTGTGTAATTGGATTATTTAATTCTATTTGTGTAAATGTCTGAACATCATATAAAGACAATTCCCACTGATCCAAATTGGAATTGTTGGTATTATAAGATTGTGATTCTAACCTAAAATCATATATTCTAGCATACCCAATCTCCTGACCTGGAGCATTTTCAGCATTAGCACCCTTTCTTCTATCCCTTAAACTTAGAACATATGTACTACCAATACCTACGGTGGGAGTTCTATAAACACTATCTAACCTATAAGTTGGACCTGTATTATAGATTATTGCTTGATTTTCTATAAGTTTAGTAGTTCTTGGTTTAGAGCAATCAATGTAAGTAGGATCCATCGTTGCGATTTCATATCCCTTTACATATGCTTTTCCTGGAGAAATCTTATATAATGCTAGATCATCAGATGGAGTTCCTCCACTAGGAGTAAATTGACCTGCCTTAAAGACTCCTCTATTTCCAATATTATCATCTAAAGAATTCATCAAGGTAACATCAAAAGGTTTGACATCATAGTTACCACTCTCATCAAAAGTTCTTCTTGCAAGAGTATCTGTCAAATCTAATGAACCAGAACCACCACCACCTGCAATTATTAATCCACCACTTCCTTTACCATTTCTACCAGTATTACCTGCTCTTAAAACACCATCAGTTATAGTGCCTAATTCAATAAAACTAGTATCATCAAAATCATCTAAAGACTTTTTAAATAAACTTAAAGATATTTTTAGTCTATCAGCACCTGGTGCAGCATAGTTATTATATCCCTGAGAATTATCATTTAAACTTTCATCTATATCAGCAGTAATTATTTCTTCGTTTACAAATAATCCAACTCTACAGTTAGGTTTAGTTCCATATTGGTCAAGAAGAAGAGTTTCTCTATTTACATTACAAAATTGTCCATGAACAAAATAAACACCTTCTTGAATTTGGAAAGAAGATCCTGTTACAGCAGCACCATCTGCTACAGTAATACCAAAAGGAGCACCTACAGCAATAGTTGTATTTCCTAATAATCCAGATGAAATGATTGTATTACAAGTTAACTCTTCTCCATCAAAAAATGTTTGAGTTGAATTATTTGTTGTACTTGAAGTTAAGTAATTAATATAAAGGGTAAGTTGTCCACGATCAGAATCTTCGGGTAATAAAACACTATCTACAACAGCAGTTACACCAGATCTTTGTCCTGTAATTTTTGCTCCTACTAATTGATTAGCATATGCGGATACAGGAACCCCCTGATAATTATTGTTTATTTGTATACCATAAAAAATTCTATTATATCCTGTATTTCCTGGAATTACTTTAGCACCTTCCTTAAAAAAGTGCTTACCAAATTTTTCAATTTGATTTTGCAATATAGATTGAAGAGTTGTTAATTCTCTTGCTTGAACTGGGAAACCTGGTTTAAACAGTACCCGATAAAAATCATCCGATGCATCATAGTCATCAAAATATGGTGCTACATTTAAATTTGTATTCTGAGGCATGATTTTCTAGAATTGCAATACTATTTTGATATCTTCTTTTTGGTTAACTGACCTAGTGATAGCTGGTCTATTGTCAACAAAAATAATGTTGCCACTATGTCGTTTAACTTCAGGATTGGAAAGACCATCCGTAAAATTCTGACCAAGATAATATGTGATATTATTTATTACAGTAGATATACCTGTAAATGCACTATCAATTTGTAAAGTTGACCCTGCTGTAGGAACAATTTCTAAATTACCACCTGTTCCTACAGAAGAAGTAAATTTGTTTAAATTGAATCCATATGTAGGAGCAGTTTGAGCAGTTCCAACGGTATTAAAACCAGCTAAAGTCCTATCTTGCCAATACTTCAAGACACCAGTAGTTTGGTCATAATTGACAACCCTTCCTTGAGCTGTTGATCCAGCAGCAATTGTTTGTACAAAATAACTGTCAGCAGCAAAAGTAGCAGAACTATATCCAGATCCAGTTAATCTTAAAGCATTCAATGCACTTGCTTTATCTGCACTTAAAAGTGCTGTAGAGTCAAACTTTTGTGGATTCTCTACTAATCCAACTCTTGCAATTTGGTTACCAGTAATAAAATCTGGGTTTTCATTATCATTTTCAATTCGAGAATAGATAAGAACATTCATTGCTCCCAATTCTCTATAAATGTCTGCACCATGACCACCTTGAGGTGGAATAATAACATCAAAAGTAGGTATTTTTGTTCCTGTTGGAACACCACCATCATCTAATGCTACACTACCATATGTATAACCAGATCCTTGCTTGGTAACAGTTATAGTATCAACCTGTTGGTCGTTAGTTGTAGTAATTGTACACTCTGCACCTGAACCATCTCCCTTAATAGGTACTTTCGTATATTCAGTACCACCAGAAGGTCCAATAGTTTCACCACGAGAAGTGATGGTTATTATCTTAATTGATCCATCTACAGCATTATCCCTAACTGCTGCATCATCTACGTTTGTATTCCAACTCAAAGGAACTGGCATAAAATCAGTAGAATCAAATTTAATAATATCAGCAGGTTTTATAGTATAAAGATATTTCCAAAGATAATTATCACCACTACTTCCAGCATTTCTAGGTTCTAAATCAGTAAATGTTGGTTCATCCAATGAAGGTCTTCCATTTGGGTTATCTGGATCAGTACCATTCTGTAAACAAATATAAACCCTGTAATCACTGTTTATAACATAAAAAGTACTTGCATATAAATTCGTCGCACCAGAAACAGGAGCAGTATTTGATCTACTATAATCACCTCTATACATGTCATAAGTTGTACCAGATGACCAAGTTCTTTTCTTAACAACCTGTCTACAATCTGACGCAGCAACTTTTTTCAGTGCAACCATATCATCCCAATAATCATTCTCTTCCGAAAAATTGTCTTTCGGAGCAGGAGGATCATTATTCCAATCTGAATCAACATCAGTAGGATTTGGTAAACCTATAAAAGAATAATATGCGTTAGTAGTTGAAGTTACACCAGAAACGAAGTTTCCAGCATTCAACAATCTAATCTGGTCAGTTATAATTGCAGCCATTGGACAGAGGTTTTTTGTTTATTTATGGTAATTTGTAAAGTTTATATTTAAGAGATCTAGATCTTCTTACTACAGGAGAAGTTGAGATACCTCCTGTTCCACCTAATGTATATGCATTATATGCATTTTCTTCAGATCTTGAAGGAAGCATAATCTTACCCCAACTATAAGATCCAAAGTAATTTCCAGTTTGAATACCAGCACCACTAAAGCTAGGCCACTGACCATTCCAATCAAGATGTTCGGCAATTTTAACAAAGACTCTACTCATATGAGTGGTTCCAATTCCAACTCCATCAGATGCAACACCTGTAGGAGATTGAACTATCTCAAAGTTATTTACCTCATATACATTATTAACAAACTGGGTTCCAATTCCAATTACAGCACCATCAGCAGCAAATGAACCAATTGATGTGCTAGATGCTCCAACATTAGAATCATTAACAACAAAGTAATCACCAGTACTAATTCCACTGATGGTAACTGCTGTTCCAGCAATATTAGCATCTCTTAACTGTGAAGTAAGAGGAATATGTAAATCAAATATTAATTGGTAATTTGTTGTGCCAGCACCAATTGTGGTAGTACCAAATCCAACAATTATTCCAGAATCACCATTATAAGTACCAACTGTATTTTCTTCCTCATATGAAACAGGAGGACTAATAAGAACAGATGGTGGGTTGGATGAAGTATATCCAGCACCAACAGAAGTAATTGCAATACCAGTAATTGTTCCTGCAGTACTAATTACAGGAGTTCCAAATGCTCTAGTTGATGTTGTAACCACACCAACTTCTTTACCATCCAGAGAAGTAGAACCAAAACTTACAACTGCAGTACTATATCCAATACCACCAGTAGAAATAGCAACAGAACTAATAGTTCCTAAACCAGAAACAATAGCAGTTCCAGCAGCCCCAGCTTTTACTTCTTGTAAAATAAATTTAACTTTCTTCTGGAAATCATGAGCAGTTGCAGAAGGATCTGGATCATCAACTTCATCATAAGGATCAAAGTAAGGTCTTACATTTTCCACATAAATT